AAGAAAAGGTTTTTCTGCATGTATTTAAATCTTTTTTTAAGCTGTCAGACAGGTTTATTTTTTTTGTTTTTAGGGTTGCAACGGGTGAGATATATAGTAAGGGTAAAAGCTTCGTAAGTCCTTGATACTCAACGAGTTACGGCGAACGGACCCGCCCCCGCCCGTAACTCCTTGATACTCAGTGAGTTACGAGGGTTTTCTTATTAGTTGTTTTCTCGCGGATGTCAACACAAAAGATTAATTTAATTCAAAAAAAAAGCTCCCTTTCGGGAGCCTTGTGTGGTGCGGATTAGTAATCCAATCGACTGTCATCGTAATCGCGAGCGCAAGCTTCCCTCTCGACCCGCTCACCCTCTGCCCAGAAGTGCCTCCAGATCCCGATGGCCATCGTTCCATCTTCGAACATTTCTGGGATTACCCAGCCAAGGTATGAACGGGGGCAAGTGATACTCTCATGACCTCGGAGTCCTGCTTGATATGCTAAGTCTGCTAAGTGGTTTTGTGTTACTGTTGCCATGCCGAGATTATACTCCAGAAAAGAATCAAACACAAGATCTTTTTGCATAAAAACACAAAAAAAAACCCGCCAGCCTCCGAAGAGACTGACGGGCGACACACAACACCATTAGAAAACTGATTTGGCTAGCTGGTAAGCAGTCGCCACGCGACCCTTTACCTTTTCGATCCCACCAACGTGCAGGGTGCGGAACTTGGGCTTGCCTCCATCGTCGAGGTCTTGGACTTCGCCTTGGATAAACCGACGACCTGAACCCTTGGCGTGACCAGTGTAGTCGATAGACTTGATCACGAACTGACGAACGCCGTCATTCTTGACGGTGGACTCATCCGTGTTGAAGTAAGTCACCACGCGATTGGTGAGCTTATTCTTGAGGTCTTGATCACTAAGTCCATAGAGAGAGTGATTGAAGCGGGTGGTGGTAGTGGTAGTGGTGTTTTTCATAACGAGGTAATTTTACTCTAGATTTTGGTTGGGTGCAAGAACTATTTTGCTATTAAAGTGATTTTTTTTTTGATTAAAAGTGTTGACACGATGGCTTGTTTTAGTATGGGAAAAATCTTCGTAAGTCGTTGATACTCAGTGAGTTACGGGCGGGGCGGGGGCGCTTCGCCGTAACTCGTTGATACTCAGTGAGTTACAGCGATTCTTTTCATAACATAAAAACTCAACGTGTCAAGTATTTTTTTTGGTGGATGGCGGGGGGATCGAACCCCCATCCGAGACTTGCGTCCCGTCGAAACCATTGGCCACCCAAACTTTTACTTGCCGTAAATCGAGCGTAGCTCCCAACTCGCCTCGTCCACGATTTCCGCAGTCACGCCCTGCGGATTCTTGCACGCTTCGGGAAGACCTTTGCGAATGATTCGCTTCAACTTACGCGCACGCATCCACTCCCCAACGTGATGAGGGAAGATGATAGGATAGGTGAGAATCAAGATAGCTTTTCCCATTGGGGATTGATATTTAAAATTGTGGAGATTCATAGTGCTAGTGTTCTTACTTGTTTTCTTTTTCTTCCAGCCACTCCTGCTGCTCTTTCTGGAACTGCTGGCATTCTTTCACGAACTGGCCAGAGACTTCGACAGTTCTATCTACCATCTTATCCCATGCTTCTTCTGCTTTGGCCATTGCTGCTAGTGCTTCTTCGGTTGCGGTCATGTGGGTATTCTACTTTATTTTTCTAAGTGATACAAGATCTTTTTGCATAAAAAGAAAACTTTTTTTAACGGGGGCGGGAGTTGCGACCATAAAGAACTTCCAGCCTTTCTCCATACTTGGAAGCCCACGAAGCCTTACGGTTTTGGAACTCCTCGACGCGAACGAACTTACCTTCGGGAAAAGCCCAGTGTTGACCACTGTTCAATTTCTCAACTGTTTTAGTGTCGGCAGTCTCGCCCCAAACAAACTCTTTACCTTGAGCGGTTTTCGAGATGATGACGAAACTCTTGATTTCGTCTGCGTGCTTAAGTTTTCCTCCTGAGAAGTATATCGTTGCCATGCGTGTATTTTAGCACAGATTCGCACGAATTAAAAGCTTTTTTTACGTCTAAAATGCTTTTTTTTTGACCTGTCATACAGCCCCCCCGATTAATATAAAAAACACTTGACACGATACCGCGCAAAGTCGCGGGGGGAGTCTTTTCTCAAAAACTAAACCATTAAATTAATATAGTTAGGCGTTGGATGGAAAAAAATAGCGGGGTTATTTTGGGGAAAAGTGCATGCCCAAGAAAAGCCAGAATAAAAAAATAAATTAATATGCCGCGAATATAATATACAAAAACGTGTAGTATAAGGTATGACATATCGGAATATGCCAGTGGAAGCTACTCTTAGCACGTTGGTCCCACTAGCCCAACACCCTTTTTTGGCGACGAAGGTTGGAGTGGATTTCTCCACTAAAAATCAAGTAAAAAGACAATTGGGCGCGAATATCGACGCTGGTGATCAGTTGAGGTTTAATGGCGATATGGACTGCAAGATAAGTTTGGATTTCATGGTGCAGACTGAAATGTTAAATAGTAACATTTTATTTGATAGTTTTCATAACACTGGACAGAGCGCTATGATCTTAAAAGTTGGGGGGAATACTTATGATTCTTGTTTTATTGATAGTTTTAGTTTGACGGTTAGACCATTTGAGCCAGTTATGGGTAATGCAACATTTAGTAGTTATGACCCTAGTGATTCAGTTTTGGCTGGAACGGGTAATACACTAGATACCCACCTAGATACAAACGATGTAGTCTACGGTCATAATTGTTTATTAAGTGGTGCAGGTAATGTGGTAGCTTCTGATATTATCAATGATTTTAGTTATAATAAAACATATTCAAGAACCCCAATTTATACTTTAGGTTCGCAACAGGCGACAAGCCAAATTGTTGACGGTGTAGAGGTAGATGTAAACGTTCAGTCTACAGGGTTGAATCAGTTGATTAATTTCAGCGGTAGTAAATTATCTAGTGATTTTGGGGTTGGTCTACGAGATGTTGGCGGTTCTGGGATAATTCGTGGTGGATCTAATTTTGATTTAATTGTAAATTCTGGAGCGCATGTAGTTACGGAAGGTTACTCCGTTGATGGAGGCGGTACTTTAGTAACAAAAGCCACCATTAAAGAAGTCATTCTATAGAAATAAGTGTAATATATACATATGGCCCGAAGAAAGGTTGCTAAGGAAAAAGAGGTTCCGTTTGAGTTGCTAGCGGATTTTGAGAGATCAATAAAGTTTAATAAAAGAAATTTTAGATTCAGCCCAAAACAAAAGAAGTTTTTAGACCTTATACTAAACGAAGAGTCTAAGATTATTTTTGTTTCTGGTCCTGCGGGAAGCTCAAAGACCTACATGTCCCTGTATGGGATGTTAAAATTATTGGAGGAGGACTTCTCTAAAGATATTTTATATGTTCGAAGTATCGCTGAAAGCGCTGATACGGGGTTGGGTAGCTTACCCGGGGACATTGCAGACAAGTTTGATCCTTTTTTGTGTCCACTTTATGACAAAATGGAAGAAATCGTCGCTTCTGGGGACGCGATCTACTTAAAACAACGCGAAAAAGTGTCAGCGGTCCCAATAAACTTCCTTCGTGGAGCGAGTTGGCAGAATAAATTAGTTTTTGCAGATGAAGCGCAGAATTTTACGCTAAAAGAATTAACTACTTTGATCACTCGCATAGGTGAAGACAGTAAAATTATTATTGGAGGTGATTTTTTTCAGAGTGATATCAATGGAAAAAGTGGATTCAAGCCCATGTTCGAAAAATTCAATGATGATGAATCTAAAGATATGGGGATTCACACATTTAGCTTTAATGAAAGCGATATTGTGCGTAGTAAGATATTAAAATTCATTATTAAAAAGTTAGAAGGTGAAAAATAGTGTAATTACTTACTAATTTTCATATAATTGTAAGATGAGTCACATATTTTGTTATAGTTGTGGGGTTAAGATTGAATATAATTTTGCTAAACCTAATTTTTGTTCTAAATGCGGGGCAAGTTTTGGAGGGACGCAACAATCTCAAGCTGCGGTGGAGGAGGTTCCCCATCAAACCAAAGCTTCTGTAGTTTCGGATGACGAAACTGATGCAGAGTTCGTTCCACAACTAAGGGGGTTGCAGGTGGAAATCGAAAAGCCTAAAACTTTCACCATTGGTTCTTTAGCGGGTCAGAATACGCCTCCCGATTATAAAGGGAAAGGCTCTTACGATCTGAATGATTTCACTTCTAAACCTTAATGCCCGAAGAGAAGAAGTATGAAGACTACCAAGACATCATAGATCGAGCAGTTAAGAAGCAGAGATCAAGGTGGCGTTTAGATGCTATCAAGTGGTTTGACTTCGAAGATGTTGAGCAGGTGGTAAAATCACACATCGCCCAAAAGTGGCACATGTGGGATCAGTCGCGGCCATTGGAACCGTGGCTTAGTCGTGTAATCACCAATAGGATGTGGAATCTTATAAGAAACCATTATGGATCTTATATCAAGCCTTGTTCGACATGCATACATGCGCGGGATGAATTATGCGCTAAGACCATAAGTGGTAACCAAGATATTTCGTGCAAAGATTATGCCAAATGGTCAAAGAAGAAAAAATTTGGACTAGAATTGAAAACTGCATCTAGTCTGGATGATGCTGAGCATGTTATAAACGTTAAGTGTGATTCATATTTTGATTATGACGCTGATACACAGAAGCTTAACGAGAAAATGCTAAAAAAACTTGGAGAGAAACAATACGGGGCATATCATATGTTATATTTCGAGGATTGTACAGAAGAAGATGTGGCAAAGTATATGGGGTATAAACTGTCTGATACTAATCGTAAGATTGGCTACAGACAAGTAAAGAATCTCAAGTGTAAATTTCATAAGATTGCAATAAGAATTTTAAAAGATGGAAGGGATTGGTAATGGATTTAACAGATGATCAAAAAGAGTATATAAAAAACAATGTGAATAAAGTCACAAATTTAAATGAACTCACCCAAAAATGTTTTAGGGATGATGATTTAGATGGTCGCACGAAAGAAGGTCGGGCCGTTCGAAAATACTTAATAGAGAATAATATTGATTATAAAACAACCCGCCGCAAACCACAGGACAAAATCGAACTAAACGATTCCCAAAAAGAATTCATTATCCAGCAAGCTCAGGAAGGAATGTCGTCGTTGGAGATTGCCAAGCTTATATTTCCAGAAAAGAGAGTAAAGCCACTAAGCAATGAGCAGAGAACGGTTCTCGCGCACATCAACGAGGTCAATCCCGATTTCGTTCCATCGCAAGACTCCGCTGCCGTAAATGATTACGTCCCACCCAAAAGCTCAAGTCGTGTGGTAAAGAAAATCAATGATGCTACAGGATTAGAGTTAGATGATCGCAAACTAAACAGGCAAAAGCAAATCTGTGTAGACAAGCTTCAAATCAATCTATCCAATAGTAGATTTTTAAAAATCATCAATAATTATCTTAACAAGCCAGACAGAGAGTTATTCGAACAAGAATTTATTCGTTTAAGTTGGGACAAGCCTGATTTAACCGCAGACGAGATTAACCTATACCTTAACGTCTGCAAAGAGGTTATTAACTTAGAAGTTGTGTCTGCTCACCTAAACAAACTCAACGATATGTTTGACGTTGCTGATGACCAAACCGAAATGACCGTGCGTCTCGCGGAGATCATCAAAGCTAAATCACAAGAATATCATCAATGTGAAACCCGCATTGAGAATTTAACGAAGAAGCTTCAAGGTGACCGCGCTGAACGTATGAAAAAGTCTCAGAAGAACAATGCGTCATTTTTATCCATCGTTCAGATGTTTCAAGAAGAGGAGGAGCGAAAGAATATGGTTCGCATGGCAGAAATGCAAAAAAAGTTAATTAAAGAAGAGGCTGAGCGGATGGAGGGTATGGCAGAGTGGAAAGCGCGAATCTTAGGTATTAGTCAGGACGATGCAATTTGAATGTAAAGAGTGTGGTCAGACGTTCGATACGCAACGTGGTCTACATATGCACATCAAGAAGCACGATATG